GGCGGCTAGTGCGGTTCAAGCTGCCATTTCTGGGATGGTTTTATCATTTGCTGAGAGTGCTGATGCTTCGGGCAAGTTTGCATCTCGAATCGGTGTGAGTGTTGAGGGCTTAACGTCTTTGCGCCACGCAGTAGAGCAAACATCTACAGTCACTGAGCAGCAATTTAATACCGGCTTACAACGAATGACGCGGCGAATCTCAGAGGCTAACGCAGGCTCAAAGGGTTTGACTGACAACTTGAAAGAGCTGGGTTTAGACGCTGCTGAGTTGTCTAAAATGTCACCCGATGAGCAATTTCTGGCTATGGCTGACGCCATGAAAGAGGTGGAAAATTCAGGCGATCAAGCACGCTTAACGATGAAGTTTTTCGACTCTGAGGCTGTTGAGTTGGTCAACACCTTGCGCCTCGGCTCCGATGCTATACGCGACCTGCAAAAGGACGCTAGAGAGCTTGGTATTGTCCTCAGCGATGAAGATGCCAAGGCTGCTGCAGAGTTTAACGATCAGTTAGACATTGCTCAGAAGAGTTTAGGCGGCGTTAAAAATGAGATTGGTCGAAACCTATTACCGGTATTTACTGATCTTGCTGTTGCCTTTTCTGAATTTGTAAAAGACAACAAAGAGCTTATACAGTCTGGCTTGCTGCGATTCTTTGAGGGTTTCGCTTTTGTTATGAAGGCGGCGGCGGTTGCTACGGGTTTATTCTTAGCGTTTAAACTTGGCGCAGCTTTAACAGGGATGATGATAGCGATGCGAGGGCTTACATTTGCTACTCTAGCATTTAACGCATCAGCTTTACTGATTCCCATAGCTATCGGATTATTTGCGGCTTCTTTGGTTTTAATAGGTGATGAGATAGTCACGTTTATTAATCACGGCGACAAAGCCGACACCTTTTTGGGCAGGCTGGCTAAGAAGTTTCCGATGGTCGGGAAAGCTATTGAGTTGATATTATTCCCTATTAAGCGGCTTGGTAATTTTCTCGGTGAAAGTGTCGGGTTTATAGTTCAGTTGATAGCAAGTGGCGGCGATCTTCAAAGCGCTTTTGATAATCTCAGTATAGCGGATGGATTAAAAGAGCAGTTTAAAGAGATATTAGATTCATGGAATGCGTTTAAAGGCGGGGCCAGCTCTTTCTTTAAAGAGAATTTAGGCATTGACCTATTTGGCGATGGTGATGATCTTGCTGGCGAAGCTCAGAGTGGCGCTACTATTGGAGGCGCTGGCGGTAATTATGTACCAACTTTGCCGGAGGATATGTCGATGTCAAATTCATTTGCTAACACTGGCGCGATTCCACAGATGCCACCTAATGTCACAAATGTTAATGTTGACGCTACCGGCATGGACAGAACCGAATTAAAGGCCACTATCGACAGCATGAGAGGACAAGACAACGCAGACTCAATGAGAGCTAACAGCACAGGCAAGGCTTACTAATGGCGCTTATATTCAACAATAATCTTTTGAATGAGTTGTTCGGCAGAGAGTTTAATAAAATCTCTGTGCTGCCTCTCGATGTAACAATATCTGAGGCTCACAGCCTTAATCAGCGTATGACTTCGCGCCCTGTTGAGGGTGGCGGCACGTTTACCGATAACATCATTATCGACCCCACCACTTTGACGATGAGCTGTATTGTTACCTCAAGTATTTTCGGCGATAGCTGGGAGGATAAGCTAAACACTATAGAGCAGATACGCAGGGCGCGGGAGCCTTTCGATGTTGTGACCAGTTTGAGAACCTATGAAAATATGGGTTTTTCTGGGCCGATAACCATCAATAGAACAGTCTCAAACAATACCGTTTTAGCTTTTGACGTCAGTTTAAAAGAGGTGATTATAGTTAGCTCTATTACTGAGCAGGTCGACACACAGCAGAGCGGCAAAACTGACGAGGCTAGACAAAAGCAAGCACCGGCACAGGACGCGGGAAAGGTTCAAGGCCAAACAGACACAGAAACCAACAGCGATATAAAAAGCATCTCAGTAGGGTTGTTCGGATGAGTTTAAATATTCCACTTAGACAGCAGGCAGAATATACATTTCGCATTGACCTCGATGAAATTGTTAATGATTGCCGCATTTATTGGGTAAGGTTTAGCGACACTATTGCCGGTGATATGAGTACAGAGGGATTTTGGGCGCTTGATATTTCTAACCCAATTTTTACCATCAAGGGTATTAAGTTGGTTTGCGGTGTCGATATTATGTGGCCCTATTCTCACGCTAATTTCGGCGGGTTTGTCGTGTTTGATATGAGCGGTGAGAATTTAGACCCTGAATTTGACGGTATTGGTGAGCGCTGGCAGATGAATTATTACCCAATATCAGAAGCCCAGACGATGCGCGAGGGGCTTGGCCTTGAGACTATTTAAGCCTGACGCTTACATAATCGTAACAACTGAGGATGGTCGAAGAGTTGACCTGTCAGGGCAGGACGATAAAACGGGCAGGCGTTTGGATTTGTCATTCATTGTTGAAGCGACAAAAGACACTCAGCCTAATAGCGGTGAGTGTTCTATTTATAATCTGACCACAGATACCAGAAACGCAATAACGGCAGGCGCTAAAATTGAGCTGTTTGCCGGTTATGATGGCGACTTTAAACTGGTGTCTATTGGCGATATAAAGAACGTAAAGAACACGCGAGAGGCTACAGGCTGGACAACGGCAATATACTGGGGCGATGGCATAGGCGCTTATCTTGAAGCCAAGTTTGTAAAGTCATTCCGTGAGGGTGTTAATGTTGCTGATGTATTTAAAGAGCTGACATCATCTTTTGGGCTTGCTGTTAAATCTGTTACCGATGAATTAAAAGATCAGTTAAACGGCACATTATCCATTGATGGCAAATCTAAAGACTTATTAAACGGCCTCACAAAAGACTATGGGCTAGAGTGGTCTATTCAGGATGATGAGGTGCGCGTGGTTGTTAAAGGCAAGCCGATTGACGATGATGTTATTGTTATCAGTGCTGCTACCGGCTTAGTAAGTAGTCCACAGGTTACTAACAGGGGTGTAGATTTTGAGGTTCAATTAAACCCAGATTTACGACCTACAAAATTAATCAGAATTGAGGCGCTTAGTTTTATCACAAGCGCGGCAAATAAAGATGTGGAAAAGCTGAAAGATAAGGGCGGCGATGGTTTATATATCTGTGAAGTCGTGAAGTTTTTAGGTGATAATCACGGTGGTAGATTCTCGGCTAAGGTAACGGCTAAACAATATGAGCAGTAGAGAAGAATTAACAACGGCTAACGCATTTAAACAGCAGTTTGATAGCCTATCGTTATTACTTAGAACCACAATGCCAGCTCAAGTGGTGGCTTGGTATCCTGATAAAAATACTGTTGATGTTCAGCCGGTATTGCAAGGCGCGTATCTTACTGATGATGGTGAAGTGGTCGACCCGTACAATCTGCCAATAATTAATGACGTTCAGGTTCAGTTTTTTGGTGCTGGTGATTTCTGGCTAACTGTTGAGCCTACAATTGGCAGCTATTGCGTGCTGTCTATTTCTGACCGATGTATAGAAGGCTGGAAGAAAGCAGGCGGTATAATTAACCCTCAGAAGTTGCGCCACCATGACAAAAGCGATGCCTTCGCTTATATGGGTTTAAATCCTTTGACTGATGCAATTCCAAGTGTTGAATCTGGAACGCTTCACATGAGGAGTAGGGACGGTTTAACGGGCATTAAATTAACACAAGATGCTATTGATTATGATGTGGGCGGTGTTAATGTTTGCACTATGACAAGCTCACTTGTGGAATTTAAAGTGCCTATTAAAACGCCAGAGGCTACTATCAACAATATTCCGCACTCTACGCACAAGCATACACAAGCGGCTGACAGCGCCGGTAACTCACAAGAAAAGACCAACGGGCCTACAACATGAGTACCGATTTAAAATTTAGCGGCGATGACTTTGATTTAACATTCAGTGATAACGACATCGACATGGTTAGCGGTGGTGCTGAGGTTAGCCAGAACAGCGCTATAAGGTTACAATTTATTGCAGGCGAGCAGTTTGATGACACTCGTGTGGGTGTGCCTTGGTTGACTGACATGGTAAGCCCTAAAGTTTCGATGGTTGCTAAAAATCAGATTCTACGCAGGACGATACTGTCGACCCCAGGCGCAAGAACCTTGGACAGCTTTAGTACTGCGGTTGATACCGCAACGGGCAGGCCACAAACAGAGTTCACCGGCACAACAGAAAATAATGAGTTTTTCGGGAGTCAGTAATGCCTAACACTATCGACAGCACTGGCTTTGATAAAGTCAGATTTCAGGATTTACGAGCAGAGAAAGCGCAGGAATATAAAGACACTTTTGACAATCAGAATCTAAAAACTGATGTGCGCAGCGGTGTCGGTCAAGAGGTATCACTGTCGACAAAAGCCGAGGATGATTTGGCGTCTACCTTTCAGACTTTGCTTTCCGTGTTTGACCCACTATCAGCGCAAGGTGTACATCTCGACCGGCTGCTTATTCTGATGAATAAAAAACGCCAAGATGCTGTCGGCTCCACTGCGACTATTACAATTACGGCTGACGCATCAGGCGCGGCAATCACGCAGCCTTTTTTGATTTCTGACGGTGTTAATGATTACGCTATAGACAGTGATTTAATTATAGCGCCAAGCTCAAGCGATACGGTTGAGGCTACTTGCACAGTTACAGGCCCAACAGAATCAGCTTCGGGAACAATTACCGATATTAAAACGCCCTTATTTGGTATTTTGTCGGCTGTTAATTTGGCTGATGCAAATGTCGGTCGAGACAGAGAAAGTGACGCAGAGGCGCGTAACAGAGCGCTACAATCGAGCGCTAATGAATCATCAACGCTTATCGGTATATTTACGGCATTATCTAATGTTGACGGCGTGATTGCTTTAAAGGTTATTGAAAACGACACTGATTTGGTCGACTCTATAGGTGTACCGCCTCACTCCATTTTCCCTATTGCAGATGGTGGCAGTGATGACGACATAGCTAAGGCATTAATTACCGGCGGTGTTGCTGCTGGTATCGGTTATGCCGAGGCTTCCGATATTCCGGCGGCAACTATTGTTAGTGGCACTTATAACGACACAATAACCGGCCAAACTTTCACAGCATATTGGGCGCGGCCTGATGATTTGCGCGTTTATGTTGAGTTGAAAATAACAAAGCTGGGCAATTATCCTGCTGATGGTGACGAAAGGGTAAAACAGGCCATCTCTGACTATGTTAGTGGCTCGCTAACAATTGGCGATGACCTTTACGCCTCGCAATTATATTGTCCAATTCAGTCAGTCGAGGGCGCTGTCATTAATACTGGAGGCGGTGATTATGTTTATATTGGCACATCAGCAAGCCCGACAGGCTCAATAATTACGGCGGCAGATTATGAAGTTGCTACAGTAGACACTGCTGATATAGTGATTGTATGAATTATCACGACAGGCAAGCACAGGACAACCTAGCCTCGCAGTTTGGAGAATCTGAGCAGTTTATAAAATGGCTGTCAGAGAAAATGGCGAGCTATGACAACGCTCAAGAGTGGCTTGATTATGTTCAGGCTAATCTTGATGTATATAGTGCTGAGGGTTTCTGGTTGGATTTGATCGGCCTGATTGTGGGTCAGTCTCGAACAGTGCCGGAAGCAATACCAGTTGAATATTTTGGTTTCGTAGGTCAAACAGCTATTAAGGGTTTTGGCAAAGCTAGGCTTAAAAGAGATTCGGACCCCCGCTCATCTTCTTCGGTTCTGGGTGATGCGGAGTATAGAATTGTTATACTCGGCAGAATCATTAATAATTACGCTAACAGCACAAAGTCAGGAATAGCAGAGTCACTATCTGTCCTGTTTAACACTACTGACATTAATGTTGAAAATTTTGGTGTTGCGGCTATTCGCGCTTATGTTGGCAGAGAGCTTACAAGCACAGAAACAGCACTAATTAAATCGTTAAACTTACTGCCCAAAGCGGCAGGGGTTCGTGTTGATGGCGTGGCTTATTCAAAACCATCATTAACATTTGGTTTCAAAAATTCCCGCTTCGGCTTTGCCGGTTTTGGGGTTGGTAAATTTGTAGGGAGTTTTTAAAATGGCAGAAGATTTTGATAGAGTATTTGCAGAAAATGGCGGCAAAACTGCCATTAGTGATATTGATTATGCTGATGGGTGGGATTTTATAGGCGACAACCCTCCAGAGGTTGAAGATTTTAACAGTGTGATGAATGAGCAGGATAAAAAACTGTCCGAGCTAAACGGAAGGGCAACCGGTGAAAACTGGGCTAATGTTACAGGTTCGAGAGCGGCGGGCGTAACATACACAAATAACGGCGGCACAGCCATAGCGGTAAATGTTGTTATGTCAGGGGTCGCCGTGGCTCAGGGTGCTAGGCTTGTTGTTGGCGGCGTGATTGCCTCCAGGTTCTCTCTAAATTCGGGGTCATTAGGCTTTAGGTTAAGCTTATGCGCTACGGTTCCCAGCGGAGAGAGCTATATAGTAGATGGAATAATTGGAACATCTGTTGACGTTTGGAGTGAGTTATCGTGATTAGACACTATAAAAATAATACAGGACAATTTTTTGGGTTTGAGGATGGCGTCGCTATTCCTGATGGAATGACAGAACTTACAGCAGAGGAGCTTGGCGCTTTATTTAATCCAGCAACGCCAGAACCAACAGCAGCCGAGCAAATAGCAGCGCTAGAGGCATCTATAACTCACAGAAACTTACGCGGTGCAGCGTTAGGCGATCAATTCGCAATAGATAAAATTCAAGCGGTAGAAGATGAGATTGACGCTTTGCGAGAATAGATAGAGCGTTAAAGGTAAGGGGCTATTGCAGCCCCTTTTTTATGCCTGATTAAAACGGGATGTCGTCAAAATCTTGCGGCCGTGCTTGCCGGTGTTGCGCTGCTTGCTGTGCCAGTGTAGGCGCTTGTTGCATCTGCTGAGGTGCAAACTGTTGTGGTGCTTGCTGTTGTGGCGCTTGCTGCGGTGCTTGTGGCGCAAATTGCTGCGGCGCTTGCTGTTGTGGCGGTGCTTGCTGGAAGTTCTGCTGTGGCATCTGGCCAGCCTGTTGTGGCGCTTGCCCACCCTCTACCCAGAACACTTTCCCGTTACCCAGAATATTACCTTTAACGCCATTTGCTTTCTCGTCTTTGCTAACATCTTGCGTAACCATTCCAGAGTTGCCGTATTGGTCCAACTCAGCCAGGTCGACAAATATTGTGCAATCCAGATAATTGCCTTTTTGACCAGCAAACAGACGATTCATATCAATCTGCGATGTGTTGATTTTTAAACTTAATCCAATTTTACTCATATTCTAATACTCTCTTTTTTAGTTGATTAAATTACGCCTGAATTTTTTAACTTGATTATTTCGTCTACCTCAAGTCCTGATTCTTTCAGTGCCTGTATTTGCTTAATACTTAGCTTTTCATCTTGGTTGGCATCTGGCTGATTTGCCGGATTAGTACATATACCAATATATTCCCCGCCAATATCATTAACGCTGCCATTACTATCTACATCAAATATCTTTTTCATGACTTCCCCTAGTTAATTTTTAATGTATCAGGGCCAGCAACTAACGCGGCCCCTACGATTGTCATACCTGCTTTAATAGCTTGCGTGATTGCTCGTTTATCTATCTTTTTAGTGGTAACAAGCTCAAGGTATGTTGAGGGTATACTGTCAGAATCAATAATCTCACAACGCTTCGAGCCTCTTTTGATCTTCGCGGTATGTACGCCCTCCCCAGCTTCGCTCTGCCCAGCTTTAACCATCTGTCCCAGCAAATAGCCGTTATAAAATTGAATAGCCTTAGACGCAGCTTTAGCCCGCCTTGTGAGCTTATCAGCCTCGGCTTTATACATTGCAGCCTCGGCGGTCAGGTTCTTAATGTGGGCAATAACGCCAACGGTTTTAACTTTGTGTTGATCGAGTAAAGCGGCGAGGCTATCGTCATACTCTTCTTCACTGATAACCTCATTGCCTAGCATTTCGGTCAAGCATCGCTGTGCCAGTGTTAGCTCATATGTTAATTCGTATAGCGTGGACATATTAAACCCCTGCTTGTTCTTTAATGAATGCGCGATAATCGGCATCTTTTATCTGATTTAAAACTGCTGAGTCGGCTTTAACGGCATCAATCCAACCTGTCGCAATATCATCAACCTCATAAACTATCGGCTCTGCAAACTCGGCTGCCATTTGTTGAATGTATTTATTATCATCAAACTTTCCGAGAAATACATCAGCGTTAAATCCAACATGACTGAGTGCCTTAGTGATTCCATCAGTCATTGCTTTTTTGGGCGCGTCAGAATCTACCCGTTTTCCAGAAATCTCAGCAGACCCAGCAACAGGGCCAAACTTATTAGCGCGATCACCATGCCAAAAAGTAACCAGACAAATAACCAGCGTGTTTTGAAATATGTACTCGCAATCATAACCCCAGCCTATCCCAACAGGGCCGAACAGTTCGGTGGCCGTTTGTATTTGGTAGTGGGCATCAATGGCGGTAAATCCGCCTCGCTGTTTGACGGGCTTAGTGTGGTTGGGGTTGGTCTTACTAACCGCATCCCATAAATTCATGTTATCACTCACGCTTTACCCCCTGTTAATGCGTTTAAATTCTGTTCATGCTGGTATTGCGAAGAGTAACCAGCGTCATAGCTGTCACCCTTTCCTGCTTTATGCTCAACACCTTTGAGGCAATCATTCGCGCCCTGTAAAAACTCAGATGTATTCATTTTGCCGCTCGCTTTATTTGTGCTGCTATCCACTCAGCCGCTAATAACTGAGCCTGTCTGGTGGTGTAATGACGCATAACTAAGTCGCGCCCGTCAAAGTGGAATTTACAAGGCTTCATGCGTCAAACTCCTTGGCAATTTTTACCTCTAGCGCGTGTATCAATTCACGCTGATTAGTGTCTTTCGGGTTGCCTACATTGAGAACCTTAAAAAGAAGGTCGCGCAAATCTTTACTGCTTTCGATGTGCCGTAGAATATCGCTAGCCGCATCGTTATATGAATCGCAGCAGGCAGCATGTAAGGTTTCTTGAGCATGAAAAGCCGCGTCCATAGTGACCTCGGCATCTTCTAAATGTTGCTCACTGCCTGTGTACATAACAGCATCGTTATATGCCTCGTCGCCATGTATTGCATCGTTATCATGTAAATCAATCATTTTGTTCCCCTCGGTTTTTGTTGATGTGTGAATATTAATCGTTAAATTCGATATGGTCAAGGTATTGCTAGAATATTTATTTATGCTATGATTCGTAAAACTAAAAAGGAGAATGCAATGAGTGACACAAGAAAGCTAGCACCGTATCAGCCCTTTATAGGCCAGCGGGAGCAAATGGATGAAATATTAAGGCAGCGCGGCACAACTTACGCACAGCAACACAGAGACGCTATGAAGGCTTATTTAAAAAAGGAGTTGAGAAAATGAATAACTTAGTAGCAGGCGACTTAATGACGGCGCGCATTCAAGAGCTAGACATAATGATGGCACGTATTAAAGAGCTGGAAACAGAGCTGGCAGAGCTGAAAACCAAAACCCATCAGCCGTGGATACCGTCAATCGGTAAGCATTGTTTAGTTACTTTTAACGGCTCTAAACCAGAAAAATGCAAAGTTCTAGCACTGCACCGAGGCCAAGCATGGATAGTCGGTACGGGAAAGCAAGCGATGACAGTCGATGCCGCTCGACTCACACAAGCAAAGGAGTAATAGAATGAAACCAGTTAAATTCAAAATGTTATCAGACACAACTTTAATCCCCGAACGTAGCAGCTCAGGCGCGGCGGGGTATGACATATACGCCGATCAGTCTGGCTTTATTGTCGGCGGTGGTCGCCTCGCTGTATCAACAGGCTGGGCGATGGAGATGCCAACGGGCTATTACGCTGAGATTCGCCCAAGATCAGGCTTGGCGGTAAAGCATGGCATCGACACACTAGCGGGCGTTATTGATTCGGATTATCGGGGAGAGGTTAAGGTGGTGCTGATTAATCACGGTGACAGCACATTTATTATCAAAGCTGGTGACAGAGTGGCCCAGCTAGTATTTAGAAGGCATGAGACACCCAACATTATGCTAGTTGATGAGCTTCGTGATAGTGTGCGCGGTTCTGGCGGCTTTGGCAGCACAGGGGTATAACATGAGTCACGCAGACAACAAAACTCACGGCGGCAAAGGTGTTAGCCCTATCAAGCCCAGAAACGTGCGTCAGGCTGATATAAATTGGTCAATACTAATGGAGAACAATAGGCGCGAACGATCAGGGCTACCCACAATGACGCCGACAGAGGCTGATATTTTTGTACAGTTGCAACACGCATAAAACCGAATTAGAATAACCCATAGCAAAACTTCCCCTCTGTTGTGTTGCTGCAAATAAGCCCAGCCTAAAAAACTGGGTTTTTTTGTGTCTGTCGTTTGAGTAATAAATTAATTACCCATAAGCGCATCAAATAGCTTGCAAGCGCATGAAACATTGCCTATAATTATCTCACTGAAACAAACAACGGGGTTACGGCCCATCACCACAATCGCATCAGAGTTTTTTATAGATATGAGCAACCATATAATTGCAGTTAAGAGACGTATAGCTAAATTGAAGAAATGGCTTGCAAATACTAGCGATCTTAGTCAGGAAGAGCTTGTTTCTCTTGCCAGAGAGTCAAAGGTGGCGGCTTATAATTTCGCTGATGCGACTGGCGCAACGAATAGTACTTTTGTTGATATTTGCTCTTACGCTTGTGTTGACGCCTCTGAAGGTCTGAAAAATTCTGCTGATGTTAAATATTGGGTTGAGCGGTGCGAAGAGATAATCTTAAATCACGAGCAAGGCGCGAAAAACTTAGTATTTTAATTACAATTAAAAATTGGCTTTAGTGGTTACGGCCCCACAATCACAACGGGGAATAACATGACAATAACGCAGATGATAACAATGTCTGACAGGCTTAATCTAAAGGCAGGCACAGAGCTTGCTTGCCGACTGGTAATACTTGACGGCTTAACCTTCTACGCTGCTGAGAAACAAGTATGGGGGCGTAGAACAGGCACAATCGGCAAGGCTTGCAAACGATTACGAGATGAGCTGGAATACTGTAAAAAGGTGGCGAAGTGAGCAGGCGCAAATTTAACAGCATTGAGCAAGCCGCTAAAGCCTCTAGGCTGGCCACTATCGAGCTGGCAGCACAACGAGCAGCATTCAAGGCTAGCGGTGGCACAGTGCAAAGCGTGGGCGTTACACAGTCGCATGATTTTAGTATCGGACAACAAACACAGCTTGTAATGATGAACGGGGGCAAGTGATGAACAATATCGACTGGGATGACATCGAGGTTTGCACAGTCTGCGATAATCAATTCGACATAGCAGAGCTGCAAGAAATTAACGGCGATCTCATTTGTGAGTGTTGTATTAAAAAGCGCGAAGCATGAAAAACGGGCCTTTGACACGGGCCTTTTTTTGGATTAATATTCATAACAATTCATAACCAAGTGGGTGATAGTATGAGCAAAGACAGAAAAACATTGTGCTTTAGTCGTGAAATTGTTGAGCAAGTTGAGGCTCTTATGGATTTGGAGCTGCGCAGTTTTTCGACTATGGGTGAGATTCTAATTCGAGAGGCTTTAGCTAATCGTCGAATCTTGGCAAATAAAGTTGATCGCCGCAAGCAACAACAAAAGGCGGCTTAATTATGAAGGCCAGAAAGTCATTTATTTTACATTTTGACTCGCTGGGGATGCTCGATGAATTGACAGATGAGCAAGCGGGTAAGTTGTTTAAAGCCATAAAAGCCAACAGGATAGGCGAAGAAATAGAGGTGGATTTAATAACTAAAATAGCACTTTCATCATTCAAAGCGCAATTTGCACGAGATGATGATAAATACAAAAATGTCGCCAATCGCAATGGTATCAACGGCTCCAAGGGTGGCAGACCCAAAAAGACGGCAGAACCCAAAAAACCCAGTGGGTTAATTGGAAACCCAAATGAACCCAGAAAAGCCGATAGTGTAAGTGTAAGTGATAGTGATAGTGATAGTGATAGTGAAGTTCAAGAGATAGGGAGTGTTTCAGCAAAGCCGAAACCGCGCACCAAATTTAAACAGCCTGAGTCTAATGATGTTTTTGATTACCTGTTAACCAGAGGCATTGACCAAGCAACAGCAGCAATTGAGTCTGAGAAATTCGCAGACTATTACCAAAGCAACGGCTGGAAAGTTGGTAAAAACTCAATGAAGTGCTGGAA